GAATTCAATCGGCTGTGCCAGGTCTACGGGCTGTCCTGACCCCACCACCCACGCGGCCCGCCGGAGCCGTCCCCAATCCGGCAGCACCCCGCCGCTACCCCAACCATGGCAGTTTCGATCATCATTCAGCGCCGCGAAAACTGGCCGGGTAACCCCGGCTGGTGGCGGTACAGCCGCCCACGTCACGAGGTGCGCTCGCACCCGCCGGAGATCAGAGGGGATCGCCGTTGGTGGTATGGAGATGCCGCTGCTGCTGAACGTGCCGCTGCTGAATGGGACCAGAGCTATGCCTACTGATTCCACTGCTGCTGAACGGCAGCGCCGGTGGCGTGAACGCCAGGCAGGACGGCTGTCGCCATCGCAGACATGCGCCTGCGGCAGACGCTGCTATGGGCAGCACGCACCGCTGTGCTCACGGTGCTGGGTGAAGACCGCCGAGGGGCGTGAGTTTGAGCGGCTGCGCGTGGCACGCATCAGAGCTGCCAAGCGCGTGACGGTTGATGAACCGGCTTCACCGGACCGGCTGAACCCGTAACGGATGCGGTACGATATGGGGACCGGAGGCAAACGGTCCTCCACCCTCACTCGGACCAATGGTTCCAACCGCTCAGCATATATGCCATGGTTCCGCCCATGGCACCCCCTACAAAGGCTGGGGAGGGGCCATCTACAGGCCAATGGCCAGCGCCTTAGCCTGTCCATTAACGGACAGGGAACTAGCCTTTCCGCCCATTTCGCAGCGGATTGAACAGCGAAGGTGGGCTACAAAAGATCAATCCTGGAAAGGGATTGATGAAACTGGGGCCAGATTTTATTGACAATCACACGGCCCGCCGGAGCCTATCCGGCACCCATCCCACCACCCCACCCTGATGACAATGACAACCACAACCATTGCCCTACTGATCGCCCTGCTGCTCCTGCCAGTGCTGGTGCTGCTCTGGGCCACAGAAGACCGCCGCCAACGCGCCAAGCGCTGGCGCAGCTACGGCTGGAGCCAGCAGCGCATCGCCACGAAGCTCGGCTGCAGCCGCACCACCGTGCGCCGCCTGCTCGCCAGCTAGGTTGCGCAAAGGCTAAGATCCACCAGTTCACCACCCCGCCATGACCAACGAACGAATCAGCAGCCTCCTGCTGTATGCCTTCTTCCTGGGAACCAGCGCACTAATCAGCTGGGACCTGTACTCCTATCGTCCAGCTGACGCCCACCACGACCACACCCCTCAGCAGGTGGAGGTGCGCAGGTGAGCGTCAATAACACCCTGCTAGGCCGCTGCACGGTGGCCTACGACGAGGCCTTCGAGGTGCCGGGATCACGCCGCGCAGGTGTCGCCGCGGTGCTCGATCACCTGGCGGCTGAGATCGCCGTGATGATGGAACGTGCGCCGAACCTGACGCCACATCAGATCATCACCATCCTGCGCCTTGAGGCCGCCGGCGAGCTTGCGGGCTGGGAGCACGAGTCCGCATGACCTACTCCGAGTTCCTCGACCGCAAGCTACACACCGGCGCTGAGCATGGCTTCGAGCCGGTGTGGATGCCGCCGCAATTGTTTGATTTCCAGCAGGCACTCGTCAGCTGGGCGATCCGCAAGGGTCGCGCTGCGATCTTCGCGGATTGCGGCCTTGGTAAGACTGCCATGCAGCTCACCTGGGCTGAGAATGTCTCCCGTCACACCAACCGCCCGGTGCTGATCCTCACGCCCTTGGCCGTATCAGCGCAAACTATCCGCGAAGGTGAGAAGTTCGGCATCGAATGCCACCGCTCTGTTGATGGCACCGTGTCGGGTCGGATCGTGATCACCAACTACGAACGACTGGAGCACTTCAACGCAGCTGATTTCGCTGGTGTCGTCTGCGATGAATCGAGCATCCTCAAATCGTTTCAAGGATCAACGCGGAAGGCGATCACTCGGTTCATGGCAAAGATGCCCTACCGATTACTGTGCACCGCTACCGCTGCGCCAAATGACTACACCGAACTAGGCAACTCATCAGAAGCCCTTGGTGAGTTGTCTTATAGCGATATGCTGCGCCGGTTCTTTGCTCAACTTAACGACAAAGGGCAGAAGCGTGAAGAGCGCCTACAGCAACAAGCCGAGGCAATGGTGAATGCTAATGCTAACTACTACAAGAAGCTGGCATTCAGGGTATCGCAAACCATTGGGCAGTGGCGGTTGAAGCATCATGCTCGTGAGCACTTCTGGCAATGGGTCGCAAGCTGGGCGAGGGCTTGCCAGATGCCTTCTGACCTTGGGTTTCCCAATGATGGGTTCATCCTGCCTGAGCTAATCGAACGCGATCATGTGATCACAGCCCCACCACCTGATGGGATGCTGTTTTCGATTCCAGCATTCGGCCTAGCAGAAGAACGCGAGGAGCGCAAGCGCACCATTCAAGAGCGCTGTGACTTTGCTGCTCAGCTAGTGGATCACGATCAGCCTGCTGTGATCTGGTGCCACACCAATGCCGAAGGCGATCTACTGGAGCGACTGATTCCAGATGCTGCTCAGATCGCCGGCCGCACGCCTGATGATCGTAAGGTTGAGCTGTATGAGGCATTCGCTAAGGGTGATCAGCGAGTGCTGGTGATCAAACCGAAGATCGGCGCATGGGGCCTGAACTGGCAGCATTGCGCTCATGTGGTCACCTTCGCCAGCCATAGCTACGAGCAGCACTATCAATCGGTTCGGCGTTGCTGGCGATTCGGTCAGGCCCGCCCTGTGACAGTTGATGTGATCGCCACTGAAGGCGAAGCCAGGGTGCTCGTCAATATGCGCAGCAAGGCCGAGAAGGCTGCTCAGATGTTTGAGCAGTTGGTGGCACAGATGAATGATGCCACTACGATCAACCGCACCAATCCGTACACCACCACCCCAAAGGTTCCGCAATGGCTGTAAAAGATCAACTGATCACCGACCGTTATGCAATTTATAACGGCGACTGCATTGAGGTGATGGAACGACTGCCGAGCGAATCGGTGCATCTAACCGTCTACTCACCACCGTTCGCTGGGCTATATCAATACAGCAGCGATGATCGAGATATGTCGAACTGCATCAACTACGATGAGTTCTTTGACCACTACGGCTTCTGCATTGATCAGATCAAGCGGGTGACGATGCCAGGCCGCATCTCAGCGGTGCATTGCATGGATATCCCGCTGAGCAATGCAGGCTGTGATTCGATGTTTGATCTACCCGGCCGGATCATTCGAGAGCATGAAGCGCGAGGATTTGCCTATGGCGGCCGACGTGTGATCTGGAAGGAGCCGCTGATGGTGCGCAATCGCACCATGATGAAGAGCTTGCACCACAAAACGCTGTGCGAAGATTCAACACGCTGCAGCATTGCGAACGCTGATTACCTGCTAATGTTCCGCCGCAAAGGCGAGAATCCAGTACCGGTGACGCATGATGTTGGGCTGATGCACTACAGCGGCGAGCGGCAGATCCCATCAGATGTGCTGTCATATCGCGGGATGGAAGGCGATCAAAAAAAGAACCAGTACAGCCAATGGATCTGGCGGCAATACGCGAGCTCAGTATGGGATGACATCAGGATTGACAACGTCTTGCAATTCCGCAGCGCAAAGGATGGCGAAGATGAGAAGCACGTTCACCCGCTGCAGCTGGATGTGATTGATCGTGCGGTGGTGATGTGGAGCAACCCAGGCGAGACGGTGCTGACTCCATTCATGGGCGTTGGCAGTGAGGTTTATGGAGCGGTTTCCGCTGGCCGGCGTGGGATCGGAATTGAGCTGAAGCCAAGCTACTACCGGCAGGCAGCGCTCAACCTGCAGAAGGCCGCTGATGCTGAAATCCCATCTGATCAACCCAGCCTGCTGGAGGGCATCGCATGACCGACTTCGTAAACCACCCGCCCCACTACACCGCCGGCCCGGTTGAGGTGATCGACATCCTGGAGCAGGCTGCTGCAGTAGCGCCTGATCCCGTATCAGGTGCGCTGCAGTGGCAGTGCCTGAAGTACCTGCTGCGGATGTGGCTCAAGGGTCAACCGCTGCAGGATGCACAGAAGGCGCGATGGTACCT